TATATAAATGTGAGGTATAATGGAATCATCAAAAGGAACTGGTAATTAGAAAGGAGAGAACTTATATGATATTAAAAACATCAATGAATGTAGTTGAATCAGTTTTGGCAACATTAGATCTTAAGTATACTTTATTATCAAAATCTGATATAAAAGCAACTTTTTATGTATATGATATGTGGCTTGAAAATAGAAAGTTATATATTGATATCTATAATAATGAATATATCATTACATTAAAAGACAGATATTCTCAGCCTTGCATTAGAGTTACTTTTAAGACTCAAAATATGCTTGCTATAGTATTAACTAGAGACATATTATATTATTGGAAGTTAGGTGAAAGATTATGTACGAAATAGAATTATTAACAAATAGAAATAAAGAATTGATAATGCGTTCTGTTACTGAAATAAATTTTAAAATCCCTTGGAAAAGCATATATGGTCATTATAGAAATCTATTATTTAAGGAAGATTGTATTGTATTATTTAAAAAAGACGATATTTTAATAAGATCAATTGAATTAAGAAAGGATGATTATAATGTTTACTGCTGTTGAATGTATTATTTCGATGTTTTTTGGTATAATGTTAGGTGCATTTTTTTGGGATAACGTACATAGGAAATGGTAAAAATGACAGATAAAATTTTTGATGAATATTCAAATGCATTACTTAAATGTGAAAATTATATTTCAACACTAACGTTTAAAAACTATTATTATAATAAGATGCGAATACTTCATGATGTTATAGAAAATCTATATGGTTTAAATTTAATATCGTCATATAGATATAACATTTGGTTTATAATGTATGGTGATAGAGAATTAAATATAATTAAGCAAGTATTACAAAATGAAGAGGGGCATTAATGCCCCTCATTTTATTAATCCTCTGTATTACCCATTCCGCTGTCAACATCAACAATAGTTCCAGTCTGTGTTCCATCACTATCACTTGGAATAGTTTCATCTGGTTTACTCGGTACATCACTATCACTTGGAATAGTTTCATCTGGTTTACTCGGTACATCACTACTTACAATTTCATTTGCAAACGCAAGTCTTTTCCACAGCGTCCAACCCTGCGACTGACTTACTCTCGATCTGAACCAAATATAATTATCATTCAACCCGAAAAACAATTGTATATTATGTTCATAGTCAATAAACGTGCTATCTACGATGAAATCTGCATTTGCATACTGATTACTTCCCGGAGTATGTGCCGCCGCCGTTCCTGACATTCTATGAACATATTTTCCACTTGTTACGATATTATCCAAATCTCTGAACGGCAATTCACCGCATACCTGAATTCCACTCCATGCAGTCCAACTATCACCCTGTTGATGCCTGATAAACATTGAATTATCGCTACCATATCCATAGAAAACCTGATAGTTTTTATACTTAGTAGCACCATAGTTGCACGTAACCATAAAAACAGATCTTCTGTAGGCATCATTTGGTGTATTAAGTGCTTCCTCGTCAGAACTTGAATGAAAATAACTTCCAGAACTTATAATATTATTCAAGTCTCTAAACGGTAATACACCGGCTGTTACATTAATTGTTGCCCAATCGCTCCAGTTATCTACATCTAACTTATGTCTAATATATGAACTGTTGTCTTTTCCGTGGCTATAGAAAATTTGGTACTGATGTACATTGTTTGAATAATTTGTTGTTACCATAAAAGCGGCTGTTCCATATACGCTATCATTTGGCGTATTAAGTGCGGCTTCATCAGTGCTTTTATGGAAATAACTTCCAGTCGAAATGATATTATTCAGATTTCTAAATGGCAATGATTCAGATGTTACGTTAATAACACTCCAGTCAGTCCAAGTTCCTGCAATCTGGTGTCTGATATACATTGCGTTATCTTTGCTATGTGAATAAAACACCTGATAGTTATGATTATTATTAACATATGAACAAGTAATCATAAAAGCACCTGTTCCATATACGCTATCATCTGGCGTATTAAGTGCGGCATCGTCTGTGCTTAAATGGAAATAGCTTCCAGAACTTACAATACTATTAAGATTTCTAAACGGCAAACCGTCAGCCGTTACATTAATACTTGCCCATGTGCTCCACGCATCTGCAATCTGGTGTCTAACATACATTGAGTTATCTTTGCTGTGTGAGTAGAAAACCTGATAATGATGATTCTGTGAACTATAATAACAGCAAATCATAAATGCTGAATTTGCATACACGCTATCATCCGGAGTATTAATAGCAGCATCCGCTGTAGAAATATGATAAAATGTACCTGAATTAACAATATTATTCAGGTTATTATATGGAAGCAACCCACCTATCAGATATACGGCTTCCCATTCAGTCCAAGTGCTTCCTTTTTTATGTCTTATATACAAGTTGTTATCACTAAATGTATAAAACATCTGATAGAACCTATAATCACTCTGATAATATACAATGCATAAAAAATTACCTGCTCTAAATGAAGTATCATTTGGTGTATTACTTGCATTCGGATCAGATGTTCCATGGAAATAAATACCAGTCTGATTAAGGTTATTTAGATCGTATGCAATCATATTTCTAAGTCCTAAAAACCCGGTCGCGTCAGCAACATAAACAAGTCCGGTATCTGTCCATTTATTCGTTATATACTGATAAATATGTCCATTACTTCTCAGAACGTATGTGTACGTAATATTAACCATATCATCAACCGAATCAACAATTCGTGGCTGTGATACAGCGGAAACAATAGGACGAATCAAATTTGTTAAGGTTCCGTCCATTACCATTTCGTCTAATTTGTTATAGATTTCCTGAGTTACGTCAAGATTGTCAAAATAGTTATTTACATAATTCTGTAACTGAATATATGCATTTCTTAAACTTGTAACATCTGTAAACAAACCATCTACATCGTCAATAAACGTATTCATGTGTTCTACTAATTTGCAGAGAAGTTCATAGTAGCTTAGACTGTCATCGTATGAAATCGGTAAAACGTGCTGACACCAATATCTAAACGGCTGTATTCCTGTAAACGGCTTTAAATCTGGTGTAAAGTTAGCGTTTGAATTTGCCATATTATAAATCTCTCCTTTACCATAAACCAATAAAAAGTTCCTCAAATTCATTTATAAACATCATATCTATATTTAGAAATGTCTCTCTAAATTTTAATAACATTTCACTGTAGCTTCCACTAGCTGTTTTTCCTATAATATGATCGGTATATTCCTCTGTACTATTTATTGTTCCAGTATTATTCCCTTTTTCTTCATTTTCAAAACTGTTTTCTGTTTTATTTCCTCTCGTTTCTGCATATGTATCATCTGTTGTGCTGTTATTCTCAATTGTAGTATTAGAAGTTCCAGAATTCGTTTCATCAATAATTCTTGCATTAGTCAAGTATGTATTTGATTCTATATTGGATAATGTTCCTTGTGGTGTATCTGAATATCTATCTTTTTTATTTGATGTATTAGTTGTTGTTGTATCTGTTGTTCCGGTTGTAGTATTTGTGACCTTGTCAGTGCTATCAGTCGAACCTGATTCATCTGTACTACTACTTCCTGACTTATTTACAGTATTAGTGTTAGTTGTATCGGTATCACCTGTTTTAGTATATGTCTTTGTAACGTCAACATCATATAATGGATTAAATTTAAGCAATTCACTTTTCCACAATTGGTTATAATAAGGTAACAATTCTTCCATTTTGGTGTTCATCCAAAATTTCCAAATTCCAAACGTTTCAGCCCCTATTTCTCTTAAGTAAAAATGCTTTAAGATTTTTTTGCAAATTATTTTTCGATACGATTCATCAAATATTGTTGGTGTTGATGTAAAAATCTTATTCCAACATTTTTCAAGAATAGAATCAATAGCATCCGCTCCTTTTGATTCATCATAATTTGCTAGTTTTTCACAAATATATCGAACTTCTGTTGTGTATTTACTCAAAAAGTTCACCACCTTTTTCGTCTTGATCTAATGTTTCACGTGAAACATTATCAGAATCTTCTTTATAAGATACTTTAATATTTGTTCCAAACATATTGTTTATTTTTTCCACTGCATCTTTTCTTGATTGTAGTCTACTGTATCTTGATGCTATAGTTCCACCCTGTGCTCGTGCAACTTCATCTGTTATCATTCGTTCTTTTTTCGTAATAGTCACATTACTAATTCCAAGATATGTCAGTGCTTCATTCCAAATTTTACTTTTAAGATCGTATATTTTATCAGATATGTAAGGTGCATTTGTATTTATTGCTGTAATTGCCCCTAAATCTAAATTTTTATCCCCAAAAATAAAAGGTGTATTTCCGTCAAATTCTTTGTACAAATTAAGCAATGTTAATCTCTGTTTATCAGTTCCTTGTAATAATACTGGCGTTTTTTGTGCATTGCTATTAACGTCAATAATTCTGTCAAGTATATATAGTTTTTTCGAAAACATTTCAACAGCCTGATAACTGTTTGTTCTAAGCATATTATTCCATATAATTACACTGTTTGTTTCATCAAGTATTTTCGAATAGTTATTATATGACGAATACGCTCTTCTTCCAGTCGGATTTCCGTATACATCAAAATTTCCTGATGGTACACAATCCAGACATAAATTTCCGATTACATCATCGTTAAAGTAAATAGAATTCCCATTTTTAAACAGTGACAATTCTATATACCTGCTATCAACCGTGTCTGGCAAATTTTCCCATTTAAACATCGAAATTGACAATTCAGTTAACCGATCTATATAAAAATAATATGTCTGTTGATTCATCGTAAGACTTTCATCAAATAATGTTTTCTTTCTTGCCATTTTTAACCTTTCTTTTTGTTTCACGTGAAACAAAAACATATATTATGTTTCACGTGAAACAATATTTTTTAAATTGAATTATCGAGACTGTAGTTACCGACTTCGTTTGGATTTTTCCAAAAAGTGATTCCATTATTGTATATGCTACAAATTTTTTTCATATCGTCTGATGGTATACTACCTTTTGCGGAAAAATCAATTGTCTTTACATAATTCCAATGCGGTCGCGCAACTCTATTTGGAAGTTTTACTCGTTTTACTGCATATCCGAATCTTGTGAAAAAATCATCAATAATTCTTGCATATTGAGCAGTAATACTGCATCTACCGCCATAAAATTGCTGTTTTCCGTTTGCTACATTTGCACCGCCGTTATTAAGATTTCCCTTTGCAATGTCTGCTGATATACTAGCAGTGTATGCCTGACTTACAATATTTGTTACTTGTCCAATTGCAGAACTTACCATTCCACCAACCCCAGCACCAGAAACAAAACCTTGTGCTGTTTTTGACGCGACGCCAAGTGCAAGCGGAATTGAATTCTGTGCTACCCATGCCTGATATGCGTCAACATTCCAACTGCAAATCGGATAGTTGCTCATTTGCAAAGTCTCTGTATTGAGAGTAGTCCATCCACCAAGGTCACTATATGATGCTACACCTTTATATGAGCAAGGTCTTAAAATTGCGGTGACAGGTTGTGTTATAGTTCCTGAGATTTCAACAACAGGTCTTAAATTATCAAAAAATTCATATCGTAATGATAATTCATTTCCACTTGCGTTATCGACGTGATAAAAATTGTATGGATAAGTGTATAATTTTTTATTTTTTGGTAGATATCCATCAAGTGTTTCTGTTCCTGTTAATGCATTTTGTAATACTACTGTAGATATTGCGCTTGTTCTCTGTTCAATTAAATGATTTTCTGGAATTGTACTATTAAGTAAAAATGATTTTGGGAACATATATATTCCTAATATAGAATCTGGTTTTTGTGTGTATTCATTTATTTTTCCATTGATACTAGAAACATCGGTAGAATCATATACAAATAATTGTGCCGCACCGTATATTCCATCGTATAAAGTTCCGGCTGATTCACCATCTGTATCAACGATTGCAACGCAAACAACCATTTCTCTCATAAGCATTATTTGCGAATAATCGTTAAATACATATTCACCCGTTGAAACAGGTTCAGCCTCAATATGTTCCCCAATTACATCGCTTGCTGTGTGCTCACGTTCAACAAAACACTGTTCCATCGCATAATCAAAAAACCAAGTTTGCATTACATCAATCTCATAATGTATATCGGATGTTTCATTGTTTACATAATCTACCGATGTAATGAATGCATAAAACCATTTTGTTCCAAATGCACTATTTTGAAATACAACATAATTACAATCATACAAATTTTCAGTTCTAATATCAACACGTATTGTATTTGAATTACTTCTCTGATAAGTATAATTTGAACGACTGTATTTTGCTTTATTCAAAAAATAGTTATTTTGGTTTTCAGCATTTGTAAAATATAATGTATGGTCATAAGTATTATCAATTGGAATATTTGATAATATATAAATTTTAGATTCTGGAGAAATAATCATATTACTTTACCCTATGAAAAATGGTATACTGTAAGAACCATAAGTTTTGTTTGTAATACCAATCAAATCGTATAACGTAGACATTGCATCCCGTGATAACATCGGAACTGTATCGGCAGGGTAATCAATTTGTTTTGCCATCTTAATTCCTTTCTATGTGTTTCACGTGAAACATAAATTATTTTACGTGAAACACATTTTTAAATATTTTACTGCTTGTTCATTGTTACGGTTTCACCAACATTACTTGCGCTTGTAATATTTGTTTCCGCCTCATAAGTAACACCATCGATGACAGCCTCAAGCTTAATGTTTGTACTTGCTTTTCCTGCCGGAATTAACAATGCACCATATTTATGCACAGCGATTCCATTTGTTGTAAGTTCTTCTGTCTGTACAAAATTAACAACGTTAGGCTGTAAAGTTGCTCCGTCATGTTCTGCTTGAATTGTGAGTGTAATCGCCTCATTTGTAATTGATTTATCAACAATTTCAGCCGTGATTGATGCAAAAGGTGTGATAGTTGCATCTGATTCTACAAAAACAATTGCATTTGCAAATGGACTTGATGAAATTGTTTTCCAAGTATGGTAAAAATAATTCCAGTACATTCCCGATGCTACATATTTTTCAGTAAATTTATTATTGTTATCATACACCTGAAACCAATTTTCATCAAGAATTACAGCCTTTACTTTTTCCATAAGTGCAAGTTCATCCGCTGTAATTTCCTCAATTCCATCTGAATTTTCGCGAATAACATCAAACCGATCATTGTCAAAATCTGACCAATTGTCAATTAGGAAAAGACGCCCCATGAAGTCGGCTTTATCCATATTAAATGCAGATGCCAATACATTAACATCATACTGCGCATTATAACGGGCATCCATAAATATGACCTGCCGATCTTTCGGCGTATTTGTTTTAACAGCCGCTTCATTGTACTCGCTTGACATAAACGGTAAAATATTTGATGCTCCTCTGAATTCGACTGCGGCATCATTCATTGTAGCACCGAGCGCAACAGGTTTCATTTTGCCATGGCTAATTGACTTAATAAGTAAATATTTAAACATCAAAAATTCGTCGTATTCTGCCGCCGTATAAACAGAATCAACAATTTTTGCAATTAATGATGTTACGCCATCCATAGACAAAAACGCCTGTCTCAAGTCCTCGTCCTGAATAGTTACTGGGTACATTACGCGCCAATTCATTACATGAAATGCAGATCGAATATCTGGAATTGTACGTTTGAATTCCCTTGCACTTGCTTTTTCAGCGCTAAAATCAACAGCTTTCGCAATTGAAACAAAGATATCTTCTACTGTTTCGCCAAATTCCAAATATCCTTTTTTAAGAATGGAATATGGATTGTTAAAAGTTGCACTCTGCGTTCTTACAATTGCAATTCTATTTACAAGAGCATTGATAAACTGATTCGCAAATGCAGGCGTTCCATAGATTACCTCACCAACCTTTGGAATATCATTTGATGTAGTTACAACAGGTACATTCTGCTGATAATCATAAGATGCATTCTGTCTTATAACATTTAAGATATCAATTGTTGATGCATTAAGTGTATTTACTGCTACTCGTCTTGCCATTTTAACTCCTTTCTAATTAAGAAAAAATAAATAAATCATCATATGTTTTTTTATAATTTGCATCATCTTCTTTATCGTTTTTTTCTTTATCATCTTTTTCTTCTTTATTAAAAAAGCGTTCCTTATATCTGGTTCTCCATTCTGCATCGTTTGTTTCATATTTTTCTTTCCAATTTTCTGATTCTGATAATGAGATCAGTGTATCTGACGCATCTTCTAAAAATGCTAAATCATCGTCACTATCTCCTGTTCTATCACGAATCATATTAAGTAGTTCTTCTGTTGTCCGAATTGCCATTTTTATAAACTCCTTTCTTGTTTCACGTGAAACATTAAATTTTATATCTTATTTTCATCCATGCAGGCATATTCTTTTTCTTTTTCGTTGGTTTTCCACCACCGCCACCGCCTGCGCTTAATGAACGATATAACATAACAGCATTATTATATCTTTCTCCAGCACTAAGATATCTATTACCACTTATCCACTTATTGATTGAAGTATCATTCGCATTTTGTAAAATGAATTGGTAGCAATCCCTTGCGTATTGAACCCTTAAATCCCATGTTTCATCGTGAATTCCTTCCCATCCAATATTCCATGCGTGTGTTAGTAATTCAATATCCTCTACATCAGTAGTAAGAAATGCATTTAAGTTATCAAATGCCATTGCTTCGCCTTGCTTATACCATACATTTTCTACACTAACGTATTTTACTTGACCGTCTCCATCGTCATCGGAATAGCCATTTTCATTTAACCATGTATGAAGCTTATATAATCTTCCATGCGTATCACCACCTGTATTTGTCCACTGTCCTAGACCATATCCTTTAAGCAAATCAGTCCAAGTACCCTCACTTAAATTTTCCCAAATTCCCGGGTTTATTCCTGATTCTTGCCACATATTACCAGCTATTGCCGCACATACATAAATGCTAGATCCAATAAGTGATGCTCCACCACCATAGCGGAATAACCTCTGAAAACTTTGTTGATAATCAATGTTACCACCAGAACTGCCAATGGACACTTGATTATCTAAAGAAGCATTTGCAGTATGAGCACCCATAAAAACACCTTTTCCTTGTCCACCTGTGTAACACATTTCTGTGTGCGTGGTATTAAGTCCAATGTCTCCGGGTAAATATTCGCCGTTTGCATCTACTTCGTCGAATCCAAGTTGCAATAGTACGCTTGCCTCATTATATGTTGTAAATGCGCTATTGTTTGGTGCATATGACGGCGTGTCAAATCCACCAGCGACTAATGCATAATTTATAAATGAACTGCAATCATAATATGTTATCCCATTTACTTTTTGCTGATTTCGGTACAAATTCGAATAACCAACATTTGGTGCATTGCATGTTTCAATCGCCCAAGAATATGATCTATTAATATCTGGCATTATATATTACCTCTGTAACATCTGATTTACAATATTTTGTATTTCTTTATATTCATATCCAGCTTTTGTTAAATTTGCAATTCTATCAGTTCCATTTCCCCATTTTCCTGCTAATACTTCTTTTGCTATATCTGATTTACTCTTTTCATCAGTTTTTCTTAATTTTTTATTTACCTCAGTCTGAACACTGTTTGGATTAAAACCTGCATTCTGTAAGGCGGTAACTCTGGAATCACCATTTCCCCATTTTCCTGCTATCACTTCATCTACGATTTCTTCTATCGTCTTATGATTATGTTCACCAGTGTATCTTAAATGAAAATCCCATCCTTTTGAGTATTCATAGTAATTCCTTATATAGATTTCCTTACCAGTTTGATCTCCTGTTTTCCCGCCAGTCACATTACCGTTTTCGTTAATAGATGCTTGCGCAATTTGATTTTCGTTTATTGACATGCATACATGATGTTTACTATTAAGATGTATGTCTCCAGCTTTCCATGGTGGCTTGCAATCCGTAAAACCACAAGCTCTTAATTGTACTTCCATATTACCAGTCCATGAGTAAGGAGAAATATTAAAGCCTGCCTGATATAGTGCCGTTGAAACAAGAGATGAACAATCATAGTCAGGACTATTTCTTTCTACTTGATCATAACCATGTGAATCGTCATTTGCAATTTCTATCATAAATTTAACTGCCTTTGCAATGCTTCCCATTATTTAGTCTCACCTTCTTCTGCGTCATGTTTCACGTGAAACATTTCAAGTAATTTAGAACTTAGTAAATCAGGATTAATCTTTGTAATATTTTCAATAATTGACACTAATTCTGTTGTTACGACGTACAACACAATTACCGGTAAGACTGGCACCCCAATTGAAAAACCTACTGTATGTCCGTATTTGTCAATTAACCACGCTAGAAAATAGCACAAAATAAAAGCGGCTTTCTTAAATAATCCATCTCGTAATTTTGAGGACTGAATTTCTTTTGAACGAATTGCCGCTATCATTCCAGTCAATAGGTCTAATGCATTAAATGTAATTGCTACCATAACTGCATTCATCTCTTATAACATCTCCTTTCCTATATAATTTATACTTATAGTATACTTCTTGTTATAGTTTTTGTCAATATCAATTATAGTAAAAAGTTATAACAAAAATTATGTTATAACTTTTTACTATATCAAATTTCTTTGTTATATATTAATGATAATGATGCCTTTTTACTCTCCATACTGTCATAGTACAAATTATTTGTATGCAATGCTTTTTCTAGTTTTTCTCTCAGTTTTGATCTTCTAATGAAAATCGAATCTTCTGCTATATCTGATTCAGTAGCGGCTATAGCAGTTACCCACGATGGATCTGATTTTTTGCTTACATAAAAACATTCACATTCCCATATATACCGGACACCGTATTTTTTATTTTTTGAGGCAATAGTACCTACATAAGAACCCCGGTTTGGAATATCAGTTCTGATATTATTTGTTTCATCGAATAAGTATTCTTTCTTTTCAGATACCGCTGTGTAGTCATGCGATGAAAATGCTTTATGAAAACCTGTCTGTTTTATTTTACTTGCCGCTTCTGCGTTGAAACCTTGCGCTAGTACCCATCCATTACCACGCATATAATTTGTTTTGATATCAAGCCGCATTGATATTCCCATTGCTTCATAATAGGGATTATATAAATCAAGTAAATTTCCGACAAAAATTAATGGAACATATCTAGTTTGTTGTCCTGCACCACGCGCAATTGAGTCGTGTATAGAAATAACACTCTGTAATTCATTTTTAAGATACCGCCTTGATTCCAATTGAAATTCATCAAATAAAATCCTAACAACATCAGATAACAGGTGTGACATTTTCTTTATTTCATCAGCACCACCAATTGATATCGCATATCCACACTGTATTTTATTAGACTCTTTTTCGCCAACTTGATTTAAGTACAAAAAATCAATAGCACCATTTGCTTTAGATTCTGATATCATTTCCAATCCGCTGAAAAAAATTTTTCCTATATCATCAAAAAATGTTCTTTCTACGATCTCTAACTCATATTTTTTTCTGTACAATAGACAAAATTTTTCGCCAAATTGTAAAAATCTATCAACCAAATATCCATTGTAAAACGTTGTTTTACCTGCTGTACGATTAGTAGTATCAATATAAATTTCTGGTTTCTCTTTATTTAAATCTTTTAAAGATAATAACTTTCTACCGTCGTGATATGGTGGCATAACTTTAAAATTATTAAATTCATCAAAATACATAATATTTGCCTTTCTGTGTTTCACGTGAAACAAAAATAAAAAAAAGTGGCTGATTTCCACCAGCCGCTTTTACAAGGAGGTATTCAAAAATGACTATATTAGTCAAGTCTATTTGCTAATTCAATAAACTTTTCATCTGATAATTCGTAGGTATGCGATTCTATAGTACAAACAGCGGTCTTATATTCACTGCCTTTATCTTTACAAACTTTATTCAGTTTTCTTACACCAATTGATTTCGTTGATACAATATTAAATGTTTCACCGTTTTCCATCGTTACACTATAATTATATTCTACTACTATTCTTTTCATTTTACTTACTTCCTTTCTTTTATGCTAACTGACATGTAACAAATGTATTTCCATTCTTACTCTTAAGATGTTTAACTGTTAAAATAATTGGTTCTAAATCATCTTCCCCAAAATCAGCAATTGTTTTAAGAATTTCCTCTAATGCTCTCATAAAGGAAGCTGATCGTGTTGCATATAAACTGCCATCTTCTGTTTTAATTACAATCGAATCAAAAATTTCATTAGTTGATTCATTTGTAATTTCTGTCTTTACATATCCAATGTAATGCAGTTCTGTTCCATCCGGCACGTCTTTCATAGGTACGGCGTCTGTTGCAGATGTGATTCTAAGCGTGTCTCTCGCTGAAAATGTAGTTTCTTTTACTTTTAATGCCATGATTTTCTCCTTTTTTTAATTTGTTTTCCTTGTTACAAGTATAATATACACCTATAATCTTAAAATGTCAAGTAATTTATCTTGCATTTTTTTAAAAAATATGTTAATATATAATCAATCCGGTGACTATTAGATCAAGCTTGATACAGATACCATGGATTAAGTTCTACTGTATCTTGTGCTGTGGTTGGCAATTCTAATAGCACCGGAGTTTTTTATTGCCTAATTAAAGTATACATCATCTTGTACCATTAAAGTATTTAAGTAATTTTCTTGTATTAAGTCTTGATACTCGTCTGTTATGTTTAACTCATAGGTTGTACGCTCAAGTGCTACATAAGATGTAATGTTTAATTGTCTACCGTCTATTGTTAATACTGCATTAATATCATCGTTATAAAATAATGTTTTCTTCCATAATTGACGCAATGAATTAGAATCAGAATCACTTGTTTTAAAAACAAATCCCGGCTTGAAATTATCTATATTTCCTAATAATAATGCACCTGCTTTTTTAGGAACACCTGCAATTGTAATTTCAAGTACATTTTTCTGATTAATAACAGCGTATTTCTTTGCACCTAGCGTAATAAATTCTTTATAATCTGATTCACGATCTGCAATTCCTAAAATTTGTTTTTCATTATTTTTTGTATATGCATAATACTGCAATCCACAATTATCAGCTTTTTTAATCCATTCTTTATTATATTCATCAAATTTCTTTATATATTTTTCTGGACTTCTCATTTTACATGAATCAGTATCACAATAAACAAAATCAGAACCTACAATATCGATCATTTCCTGCAACCTAACACGCGCTACTGCCGTAATAGATACACCCCACAGAAAGCACAAATATTTGTTTGAACGATTCGAATAGAATTTAGCAATTGCATCTTCTATTTCTTCTTCAGTCGGTTGTCTCATAATACATTTACCGAGCGAATATTCAATAATCGGTTTTACCATTTTTTCAACCATCATTCCATAAAAGGAATTTAGCTTGTTTTTTGATTTCATGTATTCGTATTCTTTTCCTTGTACTCCTTTCAATTCTGTTTTGGTATGAAAATAATTAAGCACTGTTTTACGTAATAAATCTGGTAAATATCCCTTATGACTATAGTATGCTTCCAATACTTTAAAACTTCCTTTATATTGATTCATTATAATAGGAAGTTCATTTCCTAGACAAGTTATCTCTATATATCCATTTTGTTTTAAAATTCTTCCATTATCGTATATCCCATCTTCTTTTCTATCATACAAAACATTTGATTTTGATATATAAGGGCATACAACTTTTTTATAGTCTCGAACCTCAATATCCTTAAATAAAATACGTAAAATCATCCAATACTTATTTGCATAGTATTTTAATGATTCTAAGTCTTGAACATCTTTCGTACACTCAACTGGTTTTGATAGAGCAAAATAATCGGATGCAACTATAACGGCAGGATATGAACTAGAAAAATCATAGCTTCCAATATTATATAAGTGCTGATTTGCATAGAATCTATTTGCGTGCGTATTTCCACCACGAAACGCTTTTTCCGCAAGTTCCATCATATGTTTATCAATTCGCACTTTATGAAATAATTTAACATATTTTTGCTGTTCATCTGTTCTGTGATAAGATGATTTACCAATGCAAGCAATACGACCATCACGACGCGGATAACCTGTGCTAGTATCCGGAATCGTTTTTATATTATCGCCATCTTTTTCCATAATATTTTTTATGGCATGATACAATGTAATAGTGTCCATTAAGGAGTAATATAATTCCTCGTCTGATAATTCAGTCCATGGAAAACGTTCAATCTCATAGTCAATTAAGTCTTTATCTTTGCGATATGTTTCATCACAGAAATTTTCTGTAAATTTTTCAAGACTCATATTAGACAAATAATAGCTACACCGAAACTCTAATGCTCCATCATCAGTTGTAAATTTCATTATAGAACGCGGTTTTGTAGCAAATACTGAATCTGAATCTATATTCAAAAATGCTTTAAAAAACTGAAATTCAAATGATAAATTATGAACGTAAAATACTAATGTAGCATTATGCTTGTTTAACTCAACAACTATTGTGTTAAGAAAACTTGAAAAATCATCAGAAGTTCTAAAAATAAAATTATAATCACAAAGTGTAATTTGATATAAATATGTTATAGCGATTGGAAAATCAAATGGATTGTTTATTGATCCAACACGTATAGTAGTTGTCTCAGTATCAATAGTTCCAAAATCAGGTAATAAAACGCGCCTCTTTTTTCCATTAGAAATAGCGTTATTTGCATTTTCTTCTATTATCTCAGATATATTAATATCTTCATTGTAAACAATAGAAGCTAATCTTTTTTCATCGACTGATTCCGGTCTATTTAAAATCATTCAACTACCATCCCATTTTATGCATTGTATTTGAAAATTCTAATCCTTGCTCTTTATAATCAATATCCATATGCCTAATCCATTCAGCAAATGAATCACCAGATCGCTTAAATTCTTCATATTCTTCTTTTAATTTTTCTAAATCATAATTATTTTTATCATATGATTTTGAAATTGCCTCTAGTACCGTGTCGCTTGGTGCAAACTCTTTTGTTGCATTTATTGTATTACCTAGAAATGTAAGAAAATCTTTTGCTTCACGATCGGATGCTGATTTACCTATATATTTACGTGCTAATTCATATCGACGCTCTTTTGCTTGTCTAAGTCCTTTTGATGTTGATGTTTCGTGAGTTAGAAATTTTTCAAAAGAACTAACTGCCGATCTCAAATCCTCTATTGAAAGGTTTGAGGTTACGTTAGAAACAAGAACCCGTTTCATTGTTTTTGATTTTCCTTTGTATTTTTTAAGATAAGGAGCACCTAATAATGATGATATTTTTTTATATGCGTATGACTCTTTTAATTCAGATGCAAGCATATTTTCCACACGGCGATTATATGCATTAGCATATCGTTTTGCCAATTTATATAAATCAGTTTTGTTCATTGTTCTAACTAAATTCCAGTCTAACGAATAATCTTTTTTCATGGTCTATTCCTCACTTTTTAATCTTAAAATATATAATACGAAATAATATGATATTTACTTGTGCTGAACGCTGGCGTGTGCATTGTAATTCCGACACCATATTTACCTATGTACAGTTTTTCCACAGCACCCTCTTTTCTGGACATATAACCGGGTGCATAACTTGTTTTTATATATTCCATATCACTACATAAAATTTTGCCATTAATAAAATCATACCACTTTAAAATTGCAAAACTCAACAAATTAAATTCATCATCTTTTATTGTATCACAACTGTACAGTATCTCATATGCCTTTACTTCATTATTATCTTCTAAACACTTAATGATATCTTTTCCTACTGCAATAACGGTATTTCTCATAGTAATTCTCCTTTTCTAACATACCAATTTACCAGTTCCTTTTGATGATTCCATTATACCTCACATTTATATAAATGTCTAATAGTTTCTAACTATACCAAGCCCCTTGTTATTTAAGCAACACCTGAACAACTATTCATATGTTAAAAATTTAACAATCCAAAACTCCACCACTATAACCCGAACCATTGTTCACCACAACCATACGTTCACCCTCAGCCGCACAAAAAATTCGAACACATGTTTGTCTTTGCATGGCGGACAAAATCGGGGAAATGTCCGTGTGGGGCGGTACTGTATA